CCGCAGACCTGAAAGATGGGTCACGCCATGTAGAACTTCTTACGCTACTTCTTGTGTTTGTAGTACGACCAGTCCATGTTGTCTGCCAGTTGTTCCACTGAACACCACCACCGAAGCGTCTACGAAATCTTGTTCTGCGATTAAGTCTACCCAGAATACCTCTAAACGCATCATTCTCACCTGCAATGTTTACATTGACAGTCGGACGCTGTTCAGTGTCAATCCAGTTGTCAGTATGCGGAGAAAGTTCCATCGTACCAACAAAGTTTGCAATGTTGTATGGGTTGACGTTAATTGCTTTAGAACACAGAGGAATTTCAACAAAAATTTCTGGTGTATATGGTAGTGTAATAAGTTCGCCAGTCAGCATAACATCGTTACTATCATCTTCATCATACTCCATTGCAACATTTTCTGTTTCGAATGGAGGACGAAGTTCACCTTCTTCAAAGTCAATTGAACAATCGTGGTCTGGGTTTGATACGTCACCAACTTGGTGTCCGTTGAAACCATCTACAAGCATACCCGTTTTAAGACCTACAGTACCGTCTGGGTTCTGAATTGTCAATGCGTCTGCTTCACCTTCAAGTGAATTCAATGCAGACATATATTCAAGGTCATTTAGACGTACTTCAATATCTGCAATATCCCTAGAGGTATAGTTTTTCTGAGGAATATATTCATAAAGAACATCATCAGGTTGGAATGTATATGCAGGAACATCCAACAAGAACAACGTCAATGCTGTTTCGGGTTCTGGTGGATACTCTGGGCGCAATGAAGATACACCCTTAACTAGTTTAAATTCTTGGTCGGCAGTCAGAATAAGTCTGTCTCTACGGTCAAGATAGTATGAGAAGTCAACTTCAACTGTGCTTGTTGGTAGGGGAAGAACAACACCCTCAAGGTCTGTGAATGATGTAACATTAGATAATGCCGCATCAATGGTGTCATTAGAAACAATAGCATCTTGTCTTCTACCGCGGAAATCTAGTACGTTTCTCAATTCATACAACTGACCAGTAGTTGCAGAAGAGAACTGTGGAATATTTTCATATGAAACATCTGAGTATGAGTTTACTGTAAACATACCAGACGCACCCGATGTAATGTGCTGGAAGTATCTAAACTGTACAACCAACTGACCAACAGGAAGCGTTGAACCAGTAATAAATTTCAGTGAACCATAATCATAGAAGTTATCTTTTTGCCCATTATTCAATTCAAAAAGAGATGCTTGGTTAGTAAATTCTATGTCGCCATCAGCATTTACTAGATTTCCGTTTACATCAATAGTAAAGTCTGTTAATGTAATACCCGAATTCGCATCGCCAGAATCCCAAATACCGACAACATCAAAAATGTCTGAAGTAAAGAGACTTAATATGGGGTTCGTTGATAAAGCAGGTGCTTCATATGTGTAAGTGTTTGTTGCGAGAGTTTTCGCTTTCTCTGCGCCATTGTTTAAGTTTAGTGTTGTTAGAATATTAAATGTAGTACCCGCAGAAGGAGCCACTGCACCAGAAACACCATCTGTTGCAGGGAATGATACACGCAATGTATCTGCGGCGTCATCTGGACGACCCAAATCAATAGAAAGTTCTACGCCAGATGTTGGACCCAAATCTACGATATCGCCTGGTCCATATGAGAACCCATTGCTGTCTGTAAAACTGCCAGAAGCAAGTGTCATTGTATAGAACAATTGTGCTACTGTACCAGAGATACTACCTGCACTTGGGTAGAATAAGTTATTACTATCTGAAGAAACGATAGGTGCGGAATCTAATCCACCGCTACCTGCGTTTGGAATAGTAATATTATTGTATTGTACTTGATATGAATAGTCAATATCATTTGTGCCGCCTTCGCTTGCAAGAAGTCCACCAGACTTAATTGAGCGAATATTTTCATAAGGCAGTTCAAAGATTAGAGAGTTAATACCTGCTTCAAATAGAATTGTAGTATTGTTCGCTTCTTCACTCACTTTACCATCAATAGCAATTCTTGCGCTTGCATCGAAGTCATATGCACCAGATGTTAATGTTGCAACTGCTAGACTTTCTAGGTTATCAAACGTATCTCTGATAATTGAAATTTCATACAAATATGTTCTGTTTTTAATGTCTACTTGATTGCCGCTACCAAAATCTGTAATGTCTTTTTCTGAGAAGCGAACCATGCGTACTTTTGCAGTACCAATCTTTGCATAGTTTTCATATACCCACTGAGGAATAGTATTATTAGTAAATGCCTCTCCAGAATTACTTGAAGTTGAGTAATATTGTGTTGCACCGTCAGGAGAATATATTTGTACATCTCTTCCTGATTGCCCAACAAAATTTCCGTCCCAATCACCTAGAGTTGCAAGACTATAATCGTTATTGACATTTGTAGTACCAGTCAAACGAAACCATGTAACGTCTCCTGTAGTATCAGTTACAATTTCTGCAATGACACCCCATTTGTTGCCAGCCGCGCCATTAAAGCGAAGTGTGTTACCAACTGCAACTTCACTTATTCCTGCACTCGTACCTGCGACAGTGATTGTTAGATGTGATGTAGTGATTGATACCCAAGCACCGTAATCATAACCCAATTGATATTGAGCATTCAACAAGTCTACTTGTTCTTGGTTATCAACATCGAACATATTGAAGTGTCTATTTGTAATAACATAGTTACCAAATTCAACACCGATGTTGTTACTTTCTGCAACATCAAATTCTCTTGCTTTATCAAGTTCTGCAAGAGTTTGAATTGGTGTTTCGAATGAACGACCACCAACGTATGCACGCCCTGGACCAATATCCAGAGTGAGTTTATCTTCATATGATTGAACATTTTCAACTACATCAAGTGAGAATGGGTCAACAACAAAGTTACCATGAATGTCATATACTGTTTTTGCCATCTCATCGCCGATTGCAGAATATACTGGTACCTTGACATGTTTATCAACACCACCTGCATTCAAACGAGCAATTTCAATAAAGTCAATATCAGAAACGCCGTCAATAACTTCTTGATTAGTTAAAGTAATACTCGGAATATATGTGTTTTTACGGACTAAGTTAAGGTCCATACGATATCTGTGACCACCAGGTGCGGTATAGTTGTAAGAACCTTCCGCTGGGTCAAGTAGTGAGTTATCATCATCTTCATCGACAATTGTATGCGTAATATCCATGCCAACACGACATGTTGCTGGATGATTGCCATCATACTGAGAAGATATCACAAGAGTTTGTGCAGGGTTATGTACAAACAAACCGTTAATGTAGAATACACCTTCATCAACTGAGATTGTTGTTGCTTCACCTTCACGTCCACCTGCGACAACACCAGTGTCAACAGATGAAGATATTTCCGCAATTGCAGTTTGGGACTCATCGGTCTCCAAGTAAATTAACTCGGAGCCGAGAGTACCAGTACCCGATACTAGGGTACAAAACAACAACGGAGGGGTAGTATCCGATGAGGCACGATAGTCAATAACAAACCATCTAGTTTCTTCAAAAGAGGGAATCGGCGTGGTGGCGTTATCCCTAGTTTTAATAAACTTACCCTTTAAGTTAGCGAGACTTGCTGTTGAAACGTCAACATTATCCAATTGCTCATTAAGAACAATGTATTTTGCGCCGTTGTTAATAGAGGACTGTGCCCCGTACACGATACTACCTTCACGGTAAATACCCGTACCAAACTCACCCATCTGATTTTGAATGATGGTCTGAAGTTGGGTCAGTTCCCTTGCTTGAACGGCATAACCAGGACGAAAGAGAATTCTTAGAAAATCCTTCTCTTTGTCATAGTCATCATAATATGGATTAATGTTAAAATTAATTGGCATAATTGGTGTCTCGCTATCCTAAATTCATCGGTTATAATTAAGTCTTATTCACAACTATTTATTACCGTCGATTTAGAATTCAACGATAAGTTTGATATCTTCAATTTGGTCAGCGGCACGGGTAATCGGGCGTCTGTACTCAACATAAAGAATATCACCAGTGTAACGATTAAGGTCACCACCATCAACACCACCAGTGTCAATTGCGGCTGTTGCAGTTGAACTGCCACCTGTAATAGTTTCACCAACAGCGAATGTACCCACAACATTAATCAACGAAACGATAGCGTTTGCTGTGTCATATGCAAGAACCTTAGCAGTTGCACCAGATGTTCCGCCAGTAATGACTTCATCTTCTACAAAGTTGCCAGATACACCAGTTAGTGTAAGGTTCCAGTCTTGTGCGTATGTGCTGTTTGTAGCAACTGCATCATCTGCCGACTGAGTTGGGTCACGAAGAATACCGATTTTACGATAGTCGTTGTTAGTTGGGAAGTTCCCGCCTTCACCATATTCCAAACGAGAGTTCAGCATCACATAGAAGCCGCCAAGTTCGTGAATTGGGTCGAATGCATGTCCGCCTTTTGGTGCAATAATAGCACGGGCAGTTGCGCCTGAACCAGTACCATCTGAGATAGCGATATCTGCAAATGAGTATGCTGAACCGCGGTTCTGAACAGTGATTTTGGTGATAACACCATTATCAACAGTAGCAGTAGCAGTTGCGCTTGCACCATCACCACTGATAGTCACAGTTGGCGTTGCTGAGTAGTTTGTACCACCAGCAGTTACAAGAATAACGTCAAGTGCGCCGTCTGTGGCTGAACCTGAAGTTGCTGTATCTGCACGAACTGGTACCCACTCAGGAGTAACGAACTTGAGTGTTTCCGCCGCAGTGATTGTGTACATGTATTGCCACTTGTACTCATCAGCAGTTGAGAATGGGTCAGCCGCAGTACCAGTAGGTTCAACAGTTGATGCACCACCACCATTGTTGAACAAGCACTTATAAACGTCAAACGAAGAGTTTACAACGTAAAATTCGTTTGAGAAAAGTGTCGAATCCTCATGGTCATACTGCGAATAAACAGAACCTGAGGTCCAGTCATAGCGTGGGATAACGTGAGCGACTTCACCAGATTGTACACGCTTGGCTGAAATCATGTCACGCCAATGGTCAAATTCAGTTTGGTCGAATGAATCCACAGGAGTTGGTGGTGTTACATCATCACCTGTTTCCCCTGCGCCTGTTCCCCATGGGTCTACACGCCCAATGAAGAGATACATATTTGTCGCGGCTGCCTCTGAAAAAGCCTCCACGAATTGTTCCGAATTGTGTAAACGGAACTTGCTAGTTACGATTGCTGGCATTTGTTATTACCTCCGAAGTGTTTAAATTACCTAAATATTATAATGATTTTCTACCATCATACATATTTATAATCAATGTTATCGTTGTTGTCCATAATAAATCTTTCTAAGACATAATATTTATAAGACACGCTTTAGGGCAGTGTACCTATAATATTATCGCTAGAATCCCTAATGTACCCTATCAAATTAGTGGATACTAGTTGAGAATTTGCAATGCTTCTAATTTGAGTGTTGTCTGGGTCTAAACCCTCAATAGTCTCATCTTCAATCTTATATATGAATCCGTTGAACAGGTTCATATTCTTATTAAACTGTTGTGTTTCATCCCTACCGACAACTTTAGTTTCAATTTCTTCTGCAAATCCTAACTTACGGTGCAGTGTAGTTTCAACTGTCAAATCAGCATTTCTGAATATTAAACGCTTGATATGTTGTCCAGCATCCTGAACAGCAACATTCAGTTCTGCTTCTAATACTAGTTTCTCTATAGGTATATTTCTATATATAAAGTCTCTAGGAAGAACTTGTAAGAATGTTGGGTCGAGACTTCTAATAGTTTCGCTAGAAATATCGTCAATAATCAAGTCACCGTATTCATGCAGTTCTTTAAAGCCACTGAGAATTGTAATCTCTTGTAACCCTGGTTCTGCAACTTGCATTTCAACTGAAACAGATTGCGGTGAAGTGAGAAGATAGTTATGAGTTGTCCAATGTCTGTGAATTTCACGTTGCATTGCGACAGACAAATCAAGAACTTTAGAAATAGTCGGTCTTCTAAATGTAGAAGTCGAAACTTCTCTATTCAAGTTTAGACTTATTTCTTCTTCAAAATGTGATACTGGAACTGGGCTTTGAACATCAATGTCCAATTCAGTAGTACGTTCTATTGTTCTGAATGTTTCTACTTCTGCATTTGCATTCAGAGTTATATCTAATACTTGGGTTGTGTACTTATCTACAAGTTGACTATCAATTCTAACATGAAGTGAAAGGTCTTTCGCCCAATCTTTGATATCTGTAAAGATGGCATCGACATCACTAATTGACTGATTACCATCTAGGTCACGCAATTCACCAACACCAACCAAGACTACATTCTTGAATTGACTTGACCAAGTAACTTCTGGAAGTGACTTTTCAAGAATAGTTGGGATTTTGATTTGTAGTTCTGGTAAACGCTGTGCTTGACCAAATTCTTTTTTGATAACTGTTTTTCTAAACAGCGTATCACTCTTCAATTGAGTATTTAATTCATCAGTATTTAATATTGTTATTGCTTTAGATACTTCAACAGTATTCTCAACAATAATATTTTCAATATCAGACCTAGTTGGGAATTCTAGTACAGGAATTGGAGTTACATCCAAGTCTCTGAATTCCATTCTGATTTCAGGAATACGAAGTGCGAAGTTCTTCAGATTTGTTGGGTTAGTAACGAAACGCCCATCACCAGAATTCGAACTACCAACAACAGATGGCGGTTGATATATCTCACCAGTTTTGTTGCCTAGTCCACCGTAAGTAACAGTTTCAGTGAAGTCAGTTTTAAACAACATGATTGTTTTCTTATACTTCGGAATCTGAAGTCCACCAAGTCTTTCAGAGACAACCAAATCATTTGGGTCAGAAGTAAAGTTATTATACAAACCTGCTCTCAGGTTGTTAGTGATAAACACCTCACCAAAGAGTTCCATACCAGATGGGTGAACAAGTTTCTTGATTGTGTCACGATAGTTCTCAATAGACAAACCAGTTCTAAGAACGTAAGAGAATGTTTGGTAGTATTTGTTATCTTGTAGATATTTCGCTTCAGACAAATGACCGTCATCGTTACGGAATATGCCTGGGTGTCGTGCAATCGAACCAGTTCCCAATGTCACACTAGCATCACCATTACCTAAAGACGATAAATCTATAGATGGATTTGCATAATACAAAGCACCAAAGTTCTGATTAAGAAGTTTTACTTCTTTAATTCTACCGATGTTACTGCCGTCAGATGTGATGGTAGCACCTGTACCTGTAGCAGACTGAATTGTTGCAACTGGTACGCTTCTGTAACCAGAACCAAAGTTTGCCATTTTGAGTTCTTTAATAGAACCATCAGCAAGGAAATTAGAAGTGAAAGATACGCTCATCTCCGCAGTTTCACCCTGTCCAGCATCGTATGTCGCACCAGTAATAGATGCAGTGAATTCAATGCGAATGAATTTATCACCATCAATTACATCTGTACCTAGTGTGTAGTTACTGATGAGTGCTTGGTTTGTTACTGCGATATCTGCATCACCAACAGGTGCCGCTTGAACTGTCGCTAAGTCATCTCCAACCCAAACATTGAAGTAGTCGAATAATACTGTACCGTTGTAATCATTGGCGCTAATATTGTTTAGCAGTCCAGTAGCAGTCCAGACACCTGGACCTTCTACTTTAAATATATACGATTTTGCAAATGTTGTAGTATCACCATTTAAGACATCTGCAACTTCAAAATTCAGAATAGGTGCGCCACTTACACCTCGACCAGTATAATCTGTACTACCAGCGGCATATTCCATACCATCTTCAGATACTTTCGAAACAAATGCAGATGCACCTGAACCGCCGATTGCGGCTGTGGATTCAAATACAACTGGGTCATTTACCTGATAGTTGATACCTTTATTTACAAGGTTCAAGCCTTGAATATTACCAGGGAAGATAGATGAGATTTGTGCTGAAGCACCTACACCACTATCACCAACTGCCGTGTCGATATCTAAAAGTGTGCCTGCGCTATAACCTGTACCCTTTGACGTAACTTCAATAGTTGTAACCATTGGTACAATTCTAAAGTAGTATGGATTATTTGATGTATCTTTGTAATAAACAAATTCTCTATCATCTACGTCATCAGATGTTGATGAAAGAAAGTCACCCAATCCTGTTACGTTTGATAGATACGCTTCTGTAATTAGAGTATCGCCCAAGAAGAACTGAATGATACGTTCAACTTTTGCAGTCGCCCATGTTCTAGTTTCTTGTAAGTTAGTTTCAGGATTTGTATAGATATAATCCTGATAGATTGTTTGACCTGTTAAAGCGAAAACGTCATGGTTGTCATCGTTTAAGAAACGTATAGATGTGACTGTTTCCCACTTACCATCAGATGCACGAAGAATATCATTTTTAGGATAATAGAATTCGACATTCTCATTGAACAGAATGTTGAATAGAAATTGATAAGATTTCTCTGTACCTTTAGATGCATAGAATGAACGAATGTTCTTGATAAGAAACTTCTTATCAATTTCAATATCTTTTGGAATCTGTTTTAAGAATTCTGTTTCAAGTTGCTGTAAGTATAAATCAATACTTGTATCTACATCTGCGTTTGATGTAACGTTTTGAAGATTATAATCAACTTGACCTGGAGATGCTAACCACTCATAGTATGCCTCAAGAAAACGTTGAAACATAGGATATTCGGCAGAAACAAACCCGGGTAGTTGGTCACCAAGAGCATGTTTAATCGAAGTATCAATGTGCTTTACATTTGTAAGCGACCCACCCATAGTGAGGTGATTGCCACACTGATAGAACAGTTTTGGCACAGGACCCATCGGAAGAACAATCTGAACAAGACCCTGAGATGTACCATTACCAGTAACTTGAAAATCATAAGCGGAGCCATCACCCAAAACTCTATCAGTTTTGATGTAGAATGGATGACCAGGAGCCTGTACATTAAAAATGTAAGTAGTATTACTTTGCAAATCTAATGGTGGATTTGCAACTCCGTTTATTAGATAACCGCCATTATTCGGGGCAGCCGTGACTGTGTAAGTATATGTCTTCATGGATTAATACCCAGAACTGCTAGAACTACTGGAACTGCTTGATGTTGTTCCTGAGTAGGAAACACCTGTATTAATTGTTTCACCAACTGCGAGGTTTGTTGCACCAACATATCTTGTCTGAGCATCAACCGCAGTTACGAGAATATCACCTTCAAGTATCTCCAAAATCTGATTTCTTACTGAGAATATGTCTTGATTTCTTGGATGAATTTCAACTACAAGTTCTTCATCTGCCGCACCCTCGGGTGTGAATGTTGCGCTGAATACGCCTGTGTCATAATTCACAAGACCTTTGTTTGTATCCACTAATCGTCTTTCACCAATAATATCTCTGTAAATGTTAATGGTACCAGCCCCATCATCAGAAAGATAGCAGTTAGGTTCGCCGAAATATGTAAACCCAGAAGTCTTAATCGAACCAAAGTGACCGACATGCGGATAAAATATTGCGTTTGAAAAAGATGCACTTACTGATTTAGATTTATTTGGAGTAAGAGGAATCTTTGTCGCAAGTTTAATTGATAGAGAAGAGTTTTCAATTGAAGGCGTAGAGGAATCAATTGTTCTCAAAAACTTAGAGTATTTAAAATATGAATTAAATTGCTCTAAGTCAATACGAGAAAAGTCAAGAATGCTTGCTTTGATTGCGCTTTCAATCAGCGTAGCAGATGCCGCACCAATTTCTCTATTGAAATATGCTTGAACTGAAGGTTTGATAAAGATATAAGATGGGTCTACAATCTCAGGAGTAATAGACACAACATTATTTACTTTAAGAATACTATCTTTAATTTGCTCTTTTGCAACTTCATTAATTGTAAATCCTGATTTAGGTTTCAGAGCAATAAATACTTTACCGTAAACAGGTGGGTCGTTAGTTTCTCCACCCCAAGAAGATACTGCTTGAACATCAGCATAGTTTTGTAGAATGCTTGTTTGGTAATCAGTAGCAGTTACAACACGACTTTGTGCATTAAAGTTTAGAGGCGCAAGATATCGGATACTTTCAATGTCTTCTCTATCAGCACCACCAGAAGATTTAGTATTGCCTGCATCAAGAATAACAGTTTGCTCATAACCATTAATTGGTGATGTGAATGCGAATCCTGAAGCGTTGTTTGCATCAGCACCAGATGTTGAAATATACTCAATAATAACAACATTGTCATGGGCAAGGCTTTTGCCGACAGTACCGTTACCGAAATAGACTTCATACTTACCATTCTCTACTTCTTGTAAAAAGAAGACGGCTGAAGTTGTACCTAGACCTGTAATAGAAGTTGTCTTACTGAATTGAGTTGTTTCTAGGTTAGTTGAAGACCTCTGAACTTTAACATTCAGTGTAGATGTGTCTGCGTTTGGATTTTCTAAAACAAATCTTTGTGAAGGATTGTTTTTATCGTAAGTAAATCTCTGTTCAATCTTAGTACCTTCATACAAATATATATTTCTTGTTTTGAAGATATTATAGTCACCTTCTGTACGATTGAAGATTGCATTTTCAGATTCCAAAGTATTGAAATAATATGCAGTCTTATCAATAGTAGTTTTGTATTTTGTGTATTTGGGTACAACAACACTTGTCGGAATCGGTGAGACTGAAGTAGGTACTTTAACTTCAATGCTTACAAGAACCTTAGAACTTGCTTCTGAGCGTGGAGTATAACCCAACATCTTTGCTCTTGAAACAACATTATCTCTTTGCTTTGCTGTATCTAAGAACATTTCGTTTGATATCATGTTCATGTAGAACGCATTATAGTGCGTATTGTACGCAAGCAAATCCAATAAGACCGCCATGGAAGATCCCTCAAAATCAAAATCTTTAAATTCAGTTTGATTTTGTAAAAACCCTTTAAGGTTTGCCTTAATGGAATCAAAGTCTAGTTCATTGACTTTTAGATTTTCTGCCATTTTATCTTACTCTCTCTAAAAATGTTTCTACCGTATTGACTGAGGCAACGTTTTCGATATAGAAGTCGATACGAACTTTGAACCCATTCTCATCTGGGTATCCTTCTACATTAACACCTTCCAGTGTTATTCTACTTTCAAAGTTCTGCAATACTTCAACGATTGCAAGTTTCAGCATATCTTCAGTGAATTCACCGAATGGTTCAAACAAAGATGCTCTAATGTTACCACCAATCTCAGGATGAAAAGGTCTTTCATAGTGAGAGGTCATAAGAAGATTAATCATAGAACGCTTGATTGCTTCAATGTCTTTCACTCGACCCAAGTCGCCAGTGACCGGGTGCGCCATGAAATTCATGTCGAAGTCCGAGTATGTTGCGTTAGGTGAACTTAATCTTGCCATTTCTTTTCCCTAATAAATTCTTACTATTATTTATACAACGGACGTTCACCCGCCTATGCTAACTGTACCAGCCCCACCAGTAATCGACCCATCATCACAAGGGTCACCTACTCTTGCCGCCGCTAGTCCCACAATCTTAACTGTACCACTTCCAGCATGAATTGGTGCTGTATGGTCTGCACAGACAGGAGGAACAGCATGAGAAACAGTTAAATCTGTTGCACGACATGCAAGCGCACCCTCAATGGTGACAGTACCTTGTGACGGAGTATCAAGCACAGTTGTCCCATCACATAGGTGTCCTGTATCTACTGCGTCTCCTTCTCTTGCCGATGCTGGCATAACTTCTCCAAATTAATCCAAATTAACCCTTGACAGATTTAAAATAGTGTGTTACTATACAGATGTAGCCTTAAATGTATTATTAGTTTATGTCTACTGTTGCACCTTTAAGCACCATTGCGCCTGCGGACTCTAACGTCATATTCCCATCACATTTTTGAGTGATATTCCCAGTTGCTTTTAAATCTACATTACCTGTGACGTTGATTTTTACATCGCCACCTGTGACAGTGACATCAATACCACCACCACCATCGACATAGAGAATGACGCCTGCGCCACCACTTGTCTGAACATTCAGACCTTGCCCGATAGATAATATTTGACCGCCTGTGATGGATTCGTTTAAATTCCCCGTAATAAATTCATTCTTATTATTAACAACCTTGACGTTCATATCACCGCCAGGGTTCATTTCCATACCTGTGCCTGTTCTATGTCTTACATCAACACGTTCTGCACCTGGGCTGTCATCAATCTCTACTGAGTGACCAGATTCCGAAACTTGTGCTTGATTGTATGGATATACTGCGGCATATGAAGAAGCAGGTTCATCAAACGTACCTCCAGCACCATCAGGAATACCAGTCTTTGCATCTGCTTCTGCGTTTGCAATACCCGCTGGTTTTGTGCCAGTCGCCGCACCTGGGGTTCCAGCACCTACAGTATTTACTGCATCTTCAGGTGTTTGTGTATTACCAATTCCAGCAGGTCCTGGTTCGTTTGCAACTGCGGGTGAAGGTCTATCAGCAAGTGGGTTTGGTCCATCGTCACCTAAATCGTCTGCGTAACCACCGCCACCTTTTGTTGGCGTAATGCCTGTGACAGTTGGTTGCTGTGCCATCGGACCATCATTGAAATAACCTACAACCCAATCACCAATTCTTGGTGGCGTAATTGTAGGTGTCGGAGATGGTGGATATACAACAGTAGACCACGGCAATGCTTCAGTCGGCAACTGTTCTACATCATCTGTATGAAATCCTAACGCACGAATACGAACACGACCTAGATTTTCTGGGTCATTTCTGTCTACAACTCTAGCACGGAATTGTACTAGTGGTCCGCCGTTACCCTGATTTGACTTTTCTATTGGCATCTTTCACCTCACTTATATCTTTCAAATGGTCGAATTCACCGACTTCACCTCGTTGAAACATCTCTTCCATGCTTGACGAAGGTTCGTTTTTCAACTTTTCTTTATTTTCTTTTTTCATTATTTACCAAAGAGTTCTTTTGTTTCTTTTGTTTTTGGGATGTTATTTTTAATCCAGTCAAATATTTGCTTCTGTACTTCTTTACGTTTAATAGGTCGTTTACCTTCTTTTTTAACTGTCAAGTAGGTAAAGTCTTTAATTACTTTCTCACCCTTACTATTTGGTTTATCAAAGAATATAGTATTTTCTCTGTTATTCAGAATGACTGCAACTTTACCATTGATACCTTTTGGGATTGAACCAGATACAATCTGATACATTGTTTTTGCGGCACCCTCATGCGTCTTCAGCAAAATGTCTTCTGGTACAACACGGGCACGATTTGAGTTATTTGTAACAGCAACACGATAGTTTGTAAGCACCCAAACGATATGTACATTCTTAGGGTCATAACCAACTTCTTGTAGTTTTGGCATAACTTCAGTAATATCACCAATCTCTTTAAGAGTGATATCGAAAATTATATTTGGTAGTCTGTCTTCCGATACATCAGCGAGAAGACCATCTAATGTTTTATCTTTGATGCCTGCATCTTTTACTGCCATATGAAGTTTGAATACGTCTTTAGGATTACGCAAATTCAAGTCTGCAAGTTCTGGGAACTTACCTTTTGTTTGGTTCAACTTTAGAAATGCTTTTTTCCACTCATCAACATCACGAATTTTAAAGTCATTACCTTGAAGAAAGTTTGAGATAGCAAACCCCTTACCTGAACCAGCGCCGCCAGCAAGAAAAACAATCTGTCCATATTTTTTGCCGCCGTTAAATAGTATTTGCTTTTCTTGCAGGTCTTGAACTTCACTTTCCGTATCGTTCTGCAACCACTCGTTAAGTGATAGTCTCATTGCTTTCTCCTAAATTATGCTTCTGTTTTAACTTCTTAAAATGAACTGTCTTTAGCAACTTGTACAATTTGTCTGTAAGTCCCTCGGGTAAATGCGTGATTGATTGCAGTAATCATAGCGTTATTACTTAACTGCCTATCCATTGTTTCACCCTCTGTTTCTTTTGCTCCTGGGGAAGGTAGACGTAAATCAACAACATCACCAATTTTTCTATTAGTAACACCAGGTAGTTTCAAGTCAATTTTAGTTGAACCGAACAATGCTCTTTGAGCAAGTGCCGCTGGTGCAAATTCTTCAATCCCACTTGCAAACTCTTCTGCCGCATCAGTCAACAGAACACGAATGTTTGAAGAAGGTTCCATTATGTTATTTATCGCTTCTGCTCCGACAGTCATATTGGGTTCAAGTGATTTGAAACTCTCAAATATATCTGCTAGTTTTGTTTCAGTGATAGTAACTGCACCCGTAACTGGGTCAAATACTTGCATGGTGTTTGCTAATGCACCATTTAACATCTGTTGAAGATTGTTATTCTGTGATAATATTCTAAACTCTTCAATACCTTGCATTGCATTCAGTGTGTTTGCTTGAACGTTTTGTGGGTTTCTATGTAAGATTTCTCTTTGGTCTGAATCCCTAATCGGTTCAATATCTTCAATCATAGACTGTATGCTTCTAAAATGAAACCCTCTCAAATCTTCCCAAAATCTGTAATCTGAACCTGTCGGGTGTGCGGCAGATTGTGCAGTCTTTGACATTTCTAGCAATATTCTTGCTGGTGGAAAGTTTGGGAATGACATTCTTCTTGGCATAAGAGTAGGTTCTATATCAAACTCTTTGTCAATCGCAAGATTATCATCATACATCTTCTGTGCCATATCAGAAATAAGTTCACCATTAAAACCAAAACTAGCAGAAGTTTTCGTATTCTTTATCATCTCATGCGAACAGAAATGACAAACAAGCAACTGCATCTCATTGGCATCACTTCTGTTTGATACTTTGTAGATATAGAAAGACTGTTCGATTGTGTCTCCACCAGGAGTTTCGAATACAACTTCTAAATGTTCTTCACCAGAAATTGGTAGTTTTGAAGCAAGACCTACACCATCCATAAGTGCTAATGTGCCAGTCAAAAAAGGTTTGTACATATCTTCATAAATATGCAACTCTGTCATTATTTGGTGTATTTTTACTGGCGTACCTGTTCCATGTTGAGGAATGATATCGAGCGTTATTGGCGTATAGTCAGTTGTATTTGTAATTTGCGACATGATGTATTAACTCGTTTTTTTCAAAATAGAAGTCATTTCTGTTACGATGCTTGGTACGAATTCGGGTTTAATTAAACGAACTGCTCTTTTACTTAAATTCAACTCTTGCTCATAAACAAGATTAGAGACTTCTCTTCTTTCATCTACAGGAACATCTGTGAACTGAGCATAATCTAATTTGTCGCCCGTAGTAGTATTTTCGTAATGATGAATTGCTCTTTCTGTTGAGGTTCTATATTGACCAAACTGCAAATTGCCTGTTAGTGTCTCATTATCTCTAATGATTATAGTTTCAGCCTGTCCACCTTTTTCAAACTTCCCTTTAGTTTCTTCTATGATAATTCTACCCACAGAAGGATTCCATTCTACAACAACACCCTCTGAGGTATCATTAAATATCTTAGAGCCTGTTGCAATATCACCACTGAACGAGTTTGTGTTCATAGTTATGCCTGGGTATTTTGCTTTCATAAAATTAACGAATGTGTTATAGTTCATACCAAACCCAAATCGACCATCTTCTTGTAGATTTGTCATTAACACAATCCAGTGAAGACTAATATAGTCATAGTATTTGTGGGCAATCATTTCGGGTGTATCGCCATCTTGCATATCATAAGTGTAAAACAGTCTTGCATTATCACGGACGACCTGTGCTATTTCTGCACGAACCATAATGTTTCGTACATTCTCTTCAACATCCTGTACAGTATATTTTGTTTCAGGATACTTTCTAAAAAGAAGACTTCTTTTTCTTGGTGCGAATTGATTAGTTTCAGCCATGTCGATTACATTCCCGCAATTGTTTCTTTAGTAAGATACTTTGTTTCTTTGAACTGCAACGTCAAGTCAACTTCTACAGGTTCACCATCAGCATGATATGCGGCGACACCAGAACCAGAATAGTTTATACTCATATCAACAAGAACTGCATCAACATACCCATTGTATAAATCACCACTACTTACATTGATAGAGAACTTTGAAGGTGGTGTGAAGTATGATGTTTCGCCTGCGTTTTTGAATGCTGGGTGCATATGATATTTAAACATTTGAATAGCACCTGCAAGCACAGCCATTTCTGATTTATTTTTAGGGAAGAATTTGAAATCAAATGAGAAGTTTCTAAAACCGATACCTCTAAACATAACCTCCATATGATTGTTTACTGCTTGGTTATTTGCTTTGTTATATGCATCTTGAGTTCCTGTCAATCCTGTAAAGGATTCTGCACCAGCAAGAGCATTTTGCATTGCACTAGAACCTGCTTCTTTGAGTGCGCCACCAATAGCGGCTGTGTTTACAGTACCAGCGTCCATCAAAGGCTTTAAGATATTAGAAATCTGACTTTCTTCATAGTTCGCAGAGTATTGAGTTTGCATAGTTTGAGGCATATATAGTCGAACAGACCCTGAGGAAAATGCCATCAGATTTGTCGAAACTGGAGTGTTTGGTGCAAACGCTTGACCCATCTCATTCAAAGCAGTGAATGTGATTGAAGGTCCTTCTCCATCTGGTGGAAACTGAGCGTTACTCGTTCCAAACATACTTTTACCCAACAAAGCGAGTGGGTTTGGTATATTAAATGACAGTGATAATCCCATTGGGTTCCCTCTTTTATTTTATAAATACTTTACTACATTATTTATAAGGACTACATGAATGGCATACAAAGGTAAGTACAAACCT